CTTTATTTAAAAACAAATATATTACTAGTATACCGTCTTAATTAAATGTAATCTGTACTCATTTGAAGCTGGCGCTACGTTAAAGATAACTTTTACAGTGTTATTTGTAGCCCTGGAAACTTCAGCAAAAACCGTGTCACCCGTAGCTTCTTCGACTAGCTGAGCGTTGATGTTTTTTGTATTCCAGTTATGAGTCACTGTAATCGTTGTAGACGAACCGTTACCGATTAGGTAACTATTGTGATTGCCTGAACCTAAAACGTTCCCTACGGCGCTAGCTAATCCAGCTGGCGTTACTGCCAGGACTGTAGATACTCCAGCCGCAGCCTCAGCTGGTGTAGCCAACTCCACTAACCCCTTTACGGTTGTACTAGCTGACTGCATAGCTCCAGTAGTTGCACTAATTACTACACCATCGGTTAAGTTAATACTCTTAATGATATTTACACCAGTTACACTATAATCTGTATCCGTACCGATTACCGTGTTATACGTTCCAGCTGGTTGTGCTCCAATATTTGCTGGCGTTAGTGTTCTAGTACTCACTGTTGCGTTGGCGTCTGTAACGTGTCCTAAGGTATCTGTAGTTACGTTAAAGTCTAGGTCTGAAATAATTACAGCCCCAGTAAGCGCTCCAGTATCTACACTCATATCGTCACCTGGGTGCGTAGGGTGTACGTAATTGTTTGCGTTTGTAGCTCCAGTATATCCTAAGTCACCTAGCGTTAAATTTCTAGTACTTACAGACTGTACAGCTCCATTTGTTAAACTCATTACATCCACTACCTGAGCCCCTGAAGTATCTAAGTTTGTAGATGTCCCTGACGTAGTGTTATATTCACTAGGTAAAGGTATGTTATAGTAGGTTGTACCGTTGTTTGTAAATTCCCAGCGGTCCGAAGTTTCATTCCATCTTACAGTAGTATTAGCAGCCGTTCCTCTTTCGATTTCTATACCTCCATTTTCGGACGGTGTACCAGTAGCATTACTGTTTAAAGTAATAATGTTATCGGCTAAGTTAATAGTTTCAGAGTTAACTGTAGTGGTTGTACCTTGTACAATTAAATCACCAGATACTGTAAGGTCGTTTCCTATTGTTACATCGTTAGGTAATCCTACTGTGATAGTATCGCCTGACTCAGTTACTGTAGTCTCGTTTGCAGTACCCGAAATAGTTACGCTATCCGTTCCAGAGCCAGAACCTCCAGCGTTTAGGTTTATAGTAGATGTGTTTGCGCCACCAGTACCCACAGATATATCATAAGTGTGGTTAGGGCTTGCGGGAATTGCAGCAATCTGACCAGTTACAAAGTCATAAATCTGGTCACCAGTTGCTAAGTTTACTCCACCATTCGCAATGGCAGCTGTAACAGCTGTTAAACTAGGTGTAGCTCCAGTACCACCAGCTACAGAAATAGTGTTAGAGTTACCAGTGCCTACGCTTTCTACGTCACCATTAACGCTATACCAGGACGACCCGTTATGCATCATTAATTTGTTAGTAGCGGTGTTGTAAAAAATCTGCCCTTCAGCTCCAGCTGGTGCAGCTCCTAGTGGATGTATTTTTACGTTTTGAATTTCATTGCCCTCTAGAGAAATGTTTGCTAAATGTTTAATTGCCATTGTATCGTTTTTTTATTAATTAATGTAAGCCGTTCCAGAGAAACCTCCAGTAAAGTTAATAGTTATTGTGTTTATGCTTGTGTAAGTAATCTCACCAGTTACATTAGTGCCAGCGCTATCAATTACAACGGCGTTAGGATATTTGTTTAGGTTATGACTTATAACCCAGGACGCGCTAGCCACGTTTTGATTATGAACCATGTTTAAGTCACCCATAGATAAAACTGACCCCGTAGTACCATCTGCCAGTAAAACCTCCAGAGACGTGCCCGTAGGTGTTTTAAAGCCCGTTGCTTCTACATTTACGCTGGCCTTTACTTCAGTACTAGATAAAGACAAGGGCGTAGGGGCTCCTAGGCCGTCCGTCAATCTCTTAGGTGAACCAGTTAGCGCTGCGTTATCCTCTAATTTTATTATAGACTCGTAGGTGTCTTTTACTCTTTGCCCAGTATATGTTGCCATGTGTTTTGTGTGTTATATATTCCAGCCTCCAAAAATAACCTCCCTTTGGGCGTTTAATTGGTCTCTAGTGTTTAGTAAATACTCAGGAAAACTAGCGGGATAGTTAGTTAAATGCGATACCATCCTAGAGGCGTAATGCTGGGCCGTGTCTCTGGTTTTTTCTATCATTAATTCTAGGTCCGCTCGGCTTAAAGTTTCAGCGCTCTCGCTAGTGTGTTTAAATACACCTTTGTTATTAATGCTAAATTGACTAAATGGTAAGAACTCTAATAATGAGAATTGGCTAAGTGACGGTTTAATGTGCTTAGTCATCAGCTCCAAATAAGCGCCAGTAAGCGTGTCGTTTAAAACATCAGCCTGTAGCTTTTCGTACAGGTTAGAACCTAGTAGCTCATGTATGTGAATATCCTGGGCTATTTCTACGTATTGCACCACTCTATCAAAATCTAGATTTCCAGATATAGGGGTGTGCCTTACTAGGTCTTCGCGGCTTATAAATAATGCTTTCATAGTTTATCTTCTTTTTTTACTTTTATTTGATGGCCTCCAGCTAGGATGGTGTCCTTTGTCCGCTCTATCTATTTGGGCCTCAGCTACTCGTCTATCGTTTTTAAATCTGCCCGACTTTGGGTTAAAATGGTATTTTCTGGCCTGAGCTATTGTACTTTTTTTTACTCCATTAAAGGCGCCACCTCCCCAGGCTTTACCGTCGTTCTTTTTACGTTTTATATATATGCGTCTTTCAAACTTATGATAACAATTTACACCGCCTTTATGTAACCAAATACTATAGGATTGTCCCTTATGGCCCAGGGTTCTATTTAGGCCCTGTGATTTCATTTTTATGATATCTTCTTTTCTGTAAAGCTTATTCGCGCCCTCCATAGCCATGCAAAACGGCCTACCTTTTTTAGCCAAACTTGACCCGTGTTTTTTAGAGCCCTGGACGTATGCATATCTTACCTTTACAAAGTTATTATCTTGTCTACTCTTTGCGTTCCTGTTAGCTGACCCAGTACTAGCTAGGGCCACGTTTAAACTAGCATTTAACATGCCTTCAAAATCTTCGTCTTCAGTTTCGCCGTCGTCTATCCTGGCATCTATACAAACCCAGTCATTATCTTCGTCTTCGCCTACACCTAAAATGTATACCAGGGCCTCGGCCTTTTGTTCGTCAAAGCTGCACATTAATCTCTAGTTTTTAGGTATGCACTCATTGCTATCTCTATAGCGCCGCTTAGGTTCTGGTCTACTGCATTATCTTCTTTATCCTTATCGTTTACCTTGTCTACTTTTTTATCGTCGCTTACAGCCTCTGTATCGTCTTCGTCAACCTCCTGGTCCTCGTCTGTAAATTCGATAGGTTGTGAAGTAATAAAATAAAGCTCTGGTACTTCACCATTAAGCTCTAGGATTTCTTCTAAGGCATCTAAAATCTCATCCTGGAAGTTACGTATAACTGTAGAGTTAAATAGCTGTGAGGCTACCATAATCTCATCTGAGTTAGAAGCTAAGCCGTTACCGCCGTCTTTAATTCCTAAAAGCATTGGGCTAGTTACTCTGTGGCCTACTAAAATCTTATGCATGGCTTCATTTGCTAGGTACTCATAATGTGAAGGTGCATCATTTAAAGAAATATCTTCTACAGTAGCCTGGCTGTCTTTGTCATCATTAAAAGCTACAATCACCTTTTGCCCTCTAGAGCCAGTAAGTTTGTTTTTAACGTCTCTGGTAATCTCGTCTCTTTGTGATTTACTAGGCACGCCGTTATTGAAATTAACTACCTTTGTACCACTAAAAGAATTTTTAGCATCATTAAGTAAGTAATCAGATATCTCATTTTCAAGCTCACAATACGGTAAAGCTCCAGAGTATCCTACAGGGCTAAAATATGAGTAACCTGAAACGTAAGGCTTCAAAATAAACAACTCTATCAAATCCTTAGATTGTCCAAATGTAGGTATTTTCTTTAGTGTATCAGATTGTCTTTTGTTTAACCAGTCTGGGTGATAGTAGTAATGCTTTATAACCCCCTCAGCGTCCATCTTAGCTGGTCTAAGTGTGTGTATAGGAAAATGCTTTATACCTACTACTTTCCTATCATTACCAGTCTTATTGTAGATAACTTGCATTGCTGCCATACCTAACATTTTACGCTCTAAAATTACTTTTTTAAGGTCTCTGTGGTTAATAAGTTTCCTTAGCTCTTTTACCGCTGGGTTATTTGTTTCTAAATCCTCTATAGATAGGCCCTGACCGTAAATTAAATCTGAGATACTTTTTATAGCTGCGTTATTAGTTGCGCTCTGTAGGTATTGCTGGATTAAAAAAGAAAAATAGTTATTGTCTTCGCCATACGCTACGTAGTCGTTAAACTTGTCTTCAATAGCCTGAGGCATTTCGTAAGCGCTTAAATTGGTTATGCTGTAATTCATTAGTCTAGTATTGTATAGTTATTAGGGTTTGCTCTTTGCGTATAATCTGTTGCGTTTGTCTCGTAGTTTTCTATGTCTTTATCTGTAGTAAAAAACTTACCTCTATAAATTACCTCGTTAAGATATGTACCTACAAGATTGTACATTGTTTCATTTTTAAGTACGTTTAAATTTGCGTTAAAAGTTAATCTTTGGTAATATCCAAAAGTGTCAATCACCACATCGCCGAACTCACTTGTAAAAATTACTACTTCAGTATCTGACCCATCAGCATAAATTTTCCAGGTCGAAATTAAGCTCTCAGCTTGCATCTTTTCGAGCTTAGTATTTATGTAAATTTGGTCCAGCCCTGGGCCTATAATATCGATGTAATTCATAGTCTTTATTTAAAAACACTTTAACACAATATCTGGCATAAAAAAGGATTTTAACATATTTATTTTACCCTCTGGGAGCATTGACTCTCACTGGATTTTTTACTTTCTCAAATTTTACACCCTGGTATAGCCCAGAAACACTAAAGTCTCTTAAAAGGTCTTAAAATGGCCTTAGATTAAAAATGTATATAAAACAAAAAAAGGGACGCCATATATAGACGCCCCTCCTTAATTTGAATTTTTGACGTGTAAATTACACCCCTAAAGTTACTGCAAAATCAGCTATCCCAGCTGCTCCTACGAACTGCTTTGCGAACCCTCTTTCCATTCCTGAAAACGTTAATTCATATCCAGATTTGTCTCCCAAACTTGCGCCAGTTGAAGCCGTCGCGTTCATCTCAGAACCGAATTCTTCACCCATTAACCAAAGTGTCCCATTGTTATCTTCGATGATAACATGAGGTCTACCATAGGCCAAAAGTTTGATTTCTTTGTGAGTTGTACTATCTTGTTTTTTAAGAGAAACAGTTAATGTTTGCTCTGCAAAAGTAGTACCATTATCACGACTAGATGTTAATGATTGCTCAAAAGTTGATGTACCTTTTAAGTCGTATTTAAACGCGCTAGGCGTTGTCTCTGAAATTGCTGTAATGGTTTCGTCTACGGCTGTAAGCGTTCCCATATCTGAGAAATTTACGAAATAGATGGCGTTCAAACCTCCCACTGCGTCCTTACATCCTTCTAAACGTCCAGCTGTTATTAAACATGGCATAATTTTATGTGTATTAGATTGATTATTAGTTAATTAAGAGCCCCTAATTAAAGGAGCCCTTTAGATAATTGGATTAGAATTATGCTACCTTACGTAGTACTAATTCAGAACCGATAGCGTAATTTACACCAGCACTATAGCGCATTACAACTCTCACATTTTGTGACCCGTCAATATCTGCTAAGTCAATGAGTTTCACTAAATTAGTGTCCGATTGAAGCCCGCACCCAAACATTATATTTTCCTTTTGTCCAGCTACCATAACCCCAGCGCTTAAGCCGTTTGCTACGAATAATTTAACCCCCTCAAAATCCATTTGAGTCTGGCCTACATGGTAAAGGTCTTTGTAACCTAAGGCAGCTTGTGCTCTTACGTAGCTACGTGCATCTGCTTGTGAGATATAGATATGCATATTTTCAGAGCCGTATACGGTTTCTGGAATAGCGTCTACTACAGCTCCTAGTTGGGCTATGATGTTGAGTGCAGTTGTTGCTGGTCCAGTTACATCTATAACGTCAGCGTCAGCCGTCATTAAGTTAACTAGGCCGTCAAACTCACCAGAGCCTGCCGTATCTGTACCGTTCCAGATATTGTTTTCTACCTGTGCAGCTACTTTACCAGCTACGTGTCCTATTAGGTAATTTGCAAATGACTTAGGTAATTCGTCAAAGCTAGAAAAGCCTTGTTCAATACTCAGCCAGTCACCCTCATAATCTTTTTTACAAAGCTCCAAATTTACCTGGAAATCTTTAGGCTGTAAGTAACGCTCAGTAAGTGTTACAGTTGAAGTTGCAGCGAAGTCACATGAAGCGTCAGCTACTATGTCTCCTACTGCGAGCTTTTGCATAACTTGCTTAAATTTTATGTTTGGCTTTACTGTTACTCCGCCTTTATCGATAGTAGGCGCCGATAATAAAGCTGCGGCTATAAATCCTTGTGCTTTTTCTCCAGCGTAGCTGGTAGTAATACTTGTTGTTGTTGGCATAATTTAATTTTTAAAATTTATAATTAGTGTTAATTGATTACTTATTTTGAGCCGTTTATATAGGCGTGTACTCTATCCTGTATGCTAGCCCCTTTTTTACCGATACCGTTAGCTTTTTTTGCTACCTGGGCCTCTGGGCTATGCGTCAAGCCAGATACTGGTTCTGGAGTAGGTTCTGGTTCTTTCATTGCATCTGATAAAATCTGTTTCATTTCAGCTAATTGCTTTTCAAGGTCCGCTACTCTAGTATCCGCTACTGGTTCTGGAGTAGGTTCTACTACTGGTTCTGGTTCTACTACTGGTTCTACTACAGCTGGTACAGGTTCAACGGCCACTTGTGGCACAGCCTCGGCTGGTGTAGGTTCTACTACTGGAGTAGCTTCTACTGTTGGTTCTGCAACTGGTGCTGGAGTAGGTTCTGAAGCGATATTTAAGGCCTCAGCAATCTTTTTTAAGGTTTCTTGTGCTTTGTTCATAAAAGTTTCTATAGGGTTATACATTTATTTAAAAACAAGATTACATGAAAATCATTTTGTTGTTGCCTTGAGCTAAGTTTTCCAGAAACACTAGGGGCCTAACTAGACCCCTTATGTGTTTTTATCTATCTACTTACCTCTAGTATAAATGAGTCGTTTGTAATTGCAAAACCAACATGAACAGCCCCAGGAGTATTTTCAGTGTTTATCTTTCCCGTTATATCAACATAGACCCTTGAGTTAATTTTTAACTTAAGACTTGGGTTTGTTATCACCGAACCGCTAACGTAAACATGGCCCATACTATCAGAAGCTACACCTATCGTTTTTTGGTAGTCTAAATTAGATACGAGGTCTCCGATTTGACCATAAGAGCACAAACCTTCTGCCCTAAAAGAACTATCGTTAGAAGCGTAACTAAGTACTACGCCACCTCTGCCGTTTACATCACATCCTAAATGAAGCGCCGACCTATCACCTACTACCTTCTGTACAACGCTTGAAGTGGCAAAATCTACAATGAATAATGTAGGAATATCGGTATTAACTACTCCAGCAATAAGAACAACGCCAGAGCCGTCGTAAAATGAAATATCTGTAGAGATTGCGCGAACAGGTAGGGTTACCTCACCTGGGCTAAACACAACCTCGTCTCTTACAGCGTCATAAGATAGCTCCCTAACTAAGTGGTCATTGCTACTAGTGGACGCCATCAAGATGTAGATTTTATTCTCTTTTATACTAAGTTTGTCCGTAGCTAAAATTTCACCAAATAACATAAAATCACCCCTACTTTCATTTCCC